GTACGGGAGCAACGGTCGCTCAGGTGGAAACGGCGGCGGCGCGGGCGGTTCTGGAGATACACCCCTCACAGGAGGAACCGCGACAACTGGGTTCCCCGGGGGGAACAACCCTTCGGTGTTCAACGGAGAGGGCGCAGGCGGAGGCGGTGCGGGAGGCGCGGGCGGCAATGCTATCGGCGCTCCTGACTACCTACCGGGCCCTGGTGGTCCAGGCCTACTCTCTGACATCACTGGCACGTCGCTTCGGTATGGCGGTGGCGGTGGTGGAGGTGGAGGAACTCCTGGCGCAGGCGGCGATGGTGGCGGCGGCGATGGTGGCGGCTTTGGTCAGGATGGCCAGGACGGTGAGGACGGTTTCGGCGGGGGCGGTGGAGGATCAGGCTCACGCCCCGAAGGTGTGGGTGGCCGCGGCGGCCGCGGCGTTGTCATCCTGCGTTGGCAGATCAGCAGCGCAGGCCCGGTGGAGATCACAACGTCGCTGGACGCCGCGATCCAGATTGCGAGAGCGGCTTCGGCGGGGTTGAGTGCTGCTGTGCAAGAGCGGCGCACCTTGGAGGCGGCTCTCTCGGCGGCCGTGCAGGCGCGAGCAACCGCGCAGGCTGGCCTGAACGCGGCCGTACTCGTGGGGGGGCGAACCGCTTCCGCGTCGCTTTCGGCGGGGGTGGCGACCTCGCAGGCCCAGACATTGAGCCTGGCCGCCCTGATTGCGTTGCAGCAGAGCATTGCAGCGGCGCTACAGGCGGCGGTGCTCGCCAGCCGCGCCACCTCCGTGGGCCTGTCCGCCTACATCGATGACCCGAGTGCACCCCGGTATGCACCCATCCCGGCGCGCCGCGCTGCTCGTTCCACGAGCGAAAGGCGGCCAGCCAGCTTGAGCACAGGACGCAGACGATGAATGTGATCGTGATCACGCCACCCACGACGGAGCCGGTATCCGTGGCCACGGCTCGGCGCCGCCTGCGCATCACACACGACGCTGATGATCAGCTGCTGGCCGACCTGATCCGCCAGGCGCGCGAGGAGTGCGAGCAGTACATCGAGCAGTCCGTCGCACGGCAGACCCTGGAGCTCGTGCTCGACAGGTTCCCGCCTGACGAGATCGAGTTGCCTCGCCCGCCGATCGCGTCGATCGTGTCAGTGCGCTACGTGGACACCGAGCACGTGCAGCAGACGGTCGACCCTGGGCAGTACGTTCTCGACAACGCCTCGCGCCCGGGCTGGCTGCTGCCGGCCGTCGAAGCCCGGTGGCCAGAGACGGCGTGTGTCGTCAACGCGGTGCGCGTGCGGTACCTGGCTGGCAATGACCCTGGAGACCTGCCTTTGCCGGATTCGTTGGCGAACGGCATCCTGCTGATGGTGCAGGCCGACTACGAGGGAGACCCGCTGCAACGGCAGACCGTGCGCCGTGCGGCGGAGACGCTGTGGCAGCCCTATCGGCTGGGAATGGGAGTCTGACGTGGCCACGAGCCATCTCGCCAGGAGGCTGCGGCACAGGGTCGACGTGCAGGACCTGGTCACCGTGCGCAACTCGGACGAGGCCACGGTGGAGAGCTGGGTCTCGCTTCTCAGCTCCGACGAGGAGCTGCTGCCTGCCGAGATCGTGCCGCTCTCAGGCCGGGAGTTCATCGCGTCGGCTCAGATGCAGGCGGGCGTGAATACCCGCATCACGCTGCGCCGGTGGCGGCTCGACTTCACGGAGCGCATGCGCATCGTGCATCCTTCGGAGGGCACGATTTACAACATCAAGGCCGTGCTGCCCGACCCGACCTTTCGGCATCACGTCACGCTCATGTGCGAGGCAGGAGTCAACGATGGATGACAAGCTGGACCTGATCCTGGCCCGTCTGGCCAGCGTGGAGGCGATGCTGGGCAAGCTGATCGAGGCGCTCGCCGAAGAGGAGGAAGACAAGGCGCCTGTGACCCTGGACGGGGGCTACGCCGGGCGGGCGCGCGACGAAGGAGAGCCGCTGTGAAGGTCGAGATGAAGCTCTCAGGTCTGGAGGGCGTTCTGGACACCCTGAAGGCGTTGCCGCCCGAGGTGGCCAGCAAGCGCGGTGGGCCACTCAAGGCCGCGCTCAGAAAGGGCGCCCTGGTCATCTTCAAGGAAGCCCAGCAGAACCTCTACCGCGCAACGGCCGACATCTCGACCGGTGACGACCTGGGCACGGGCCTTCTGCTCAAGAACCTGGTGGTGACCCGGGGCAAGGAGCCGGCTGGCGGCAACGGCGAGCGCTACCTCGTGCGCGTCAGGCGCAAGAGCTACCAGCGCAAGGGTGAGCCGGTGACCACGCTCAAGACGGCGCAGCTGCTGGAGTACGGCAGCGAGAAGCAGCCGGCCGAACCGTGGTTGCGGCCGGCGTTCCAGGCCAAGGCTCAGGAGGCCATCCGCACGATCGAGACGGAAGTGATCAAGGGCGTGGATCGTGCAGTGAAGAAACTCGCCGCCAGGAACAAGGGGCGCTGATGAGCATGCTGCCCCGCATCGATGCCTACCTGAGGGCCAGCCTCCCGCTGATGGATGTCCTCGGAGACCCGCCGCGGGTGTGGCGCCAGGGCGAGGCACCGCAGAAGGGCGACAAGCCCTATGTGACCTGGTTCGTGATCAACGCGCTGCCGGACAACCAGCTCAGCGGCACGCCCACGCATGACCGCATTCCAGTGCAGTTCGACGTGTACCACCCGACGGATGCCGGCGTGGAGGAGCTCGCCACCCTGCTGAGGGACGCCCTGGAGGGTGTGGCGCACATGACGGCCTGGCGCAACCACCCGAAAGACCCGCAGGCGCGGCTGTACCGCATGGGCCTGGACTTCGACTTCATCCAGGGCCGAGCTGCCAACTCATTCACTTGACGTTCACCTGAAACGCCCCTCAGACGGGCAGTCCATCCGGCCACCTCGAGTGGCCTTTTTTATTTCGGAGAGCACCATGACCACGGGAACCGTTCGCACCCAGGGCACCCATCTCTACTTCGTCGACGACCTCACGTCGAGCGAGCCGCAGCTGATCAAGCTGCTGTGTCCCACCGGCATCACCGGCATCGGTGGTGGCGCGAAGACGCAGATCCCGACCACCTGCCTGGATGAGCTCCAGGACGAGACGTCGATGCCAGGCCTCGGCTCGCCGTCGCCGATCTCGGTGCCGTTCAACTTCATCCCCTCGGGCCGATCGCACCAGGTGCTCTTCGAGCTCAAGCGGCTGGGCACGGTGAAGACCTGGATGGCGCTGCTGTCCGACGGCGATGAGCCTCCCACGCTGGACAGCGATGACGAGATGGTTCCGCCGGCCTCGCCGTTGCGCACGAGCGTCGAGTTCGACGCCTACGTGAGCGAGGTCAACATCGACATCGCCACGAACGAGATCGTGCGCGGCACGCTCACGCTGCAGCGCAGCGGCGCCGAGCGCTGGCACTGGAACGGTCCGGTGCCGGCCTGATGGGGAGCGTGATCGCTATGCTGAACCAAGCCTTCTTCATGGGCGTCGAGGTCGTCGAGAAAGAGATCGAGCTCGGCGACGGCTCCAAGCACATGCTGCACTTCCGGCGCGTGGACTCACTGCGCTGGAAGCAGTACCAGGTGGACATTGGCAGCCAGGATGCGCGCCGCATGGCCGAGGCCGTGCACAGGCTCGTGATGTGGTCCCTGTGCGACGCGAAGGGAAACCCGGTCCTCACCTGGGAGCAGGCCCTGTCTCTCAAGCCTGAAGTACTGGACGCGATGTGGGCGGCTGTCCAGGAGGTGTGTCGTCCGAGCGGGGCCGCCAAAAAAAAGTCGCAGCCCGAGGGGAAGAGTGGTTCTGGCACACCCTCGCGCTCGCCCTCGGCGGTCGATCAGTAGTCGAGTGGAAGGCCTCTATCTCGCCAGAGGAATTCGAGGCCTGGCTGGCGTACTACACCGCACACCCCTTTGACGACCGGCACCGCTACCACCGGCCCGCGGCGCTTGCGGCGGCATGGGCAGCGCGTAGCCCGGGCAAGGTCCTCGACCTCATCGAGTGGCTGGAGCCTGAACCCGTTCCTGAGGGCTACAGCTCCGCCGACATGAACATCTTCCGCGCATTCGGCGTGAGGCCGCCGATTCGCACGAACTGAGCTGGAGATCTCGCCATGGCTGCTGGTTCCATCATCGTCGACCTGCTCATGCGCACGGGCAGCTTCATCACGGACACGGATCGTGCAAAGAAGAAGATGCAGCAGTTCGGCCGGGACCTCAAGGAGGTCGGCAAGGCTGCCGGTGCTGCGTTTGCCGGCGTCGGGGTTGCTGCCGCCGCCATGGTGCGCCAGTCGATCGATGCTGCTGACGCGTTCGCGAAGCTTGCCCAGCAGGCGGGCGTGTCGGTGGAGTCGATCAGCTCGCTTGCATATGCTGCAGACCTCTCGGGGGTGAGCCAGGAAGAACTGGGCGCCTCGCTGGTCAGGATCAGTCGTGGTGCGAGTGAGGCCGCGCGCGGCACCGGTGAGGCTCGAAAAGGGTTTGACGCTCTCGGAATCTCGGTAAAGAAGGCAGACGGCACGCTCAAGGGCAGTGACCAGCTGCTGCTTGAGGTGGCCGAGAAGTTCGAGAGGTTCGAGGACGGTGCAGAGAAGTCGGCGCTTGCAGTCAATCTGTTCGGAAAGTCCGGTGCGCAGCTCATCCCGCTACTCAACAGCGGCGCTGAGGGCATCCAGGAACTGCAGGCCGAAGCGCAGAAGCTCGGCCTCACTCTCGATACATCCACTGCGAAGGCGGCGGAGCAGTTCAATGACAACCTCACTCGCCTCGATGGCGTGAGAAAGGGGCTGTCCAACGGCATCATGCGCGAGCTGTTGCCGACGCTGAACTCGCTGACAAACGAACTCGTCGAGTCGAGCGGAGGCGCGCAGTTCCTGGAGCAAGCGTCTCGAGCCGCGTCGACCGGCATCAAGCTGCTGATCTCGACCGGCATCCTCCTGGGCGGCACCTTCAAGGCAGCGGGGGAAGTGCTTGGGGGCGTTGGCGCCGCTGCAATGATGCTGGCTCGTGGCGAGTTCCGCGGCGCGTTCGACACAGCCAAAGCTGTTGCCACCGACTTCGTCGACAACATCGAAGGGACCTTCTCGACGATTGACCGCGTGTGGAACGCGGAGGCGAAAGCGATCGAAGTCAACGCGCCGGAGCTGGGGAAGAAGCTCGCAGCGCCGGCGATCGAAGCCGACAAGCAGGCACGAAAGGCAATCGACGAAGTCACGCGCATGCTGCGCTCCCTGGAGCGCGAGGTGGCGACCTTCGGCAAGAGCGAGACTCAGATCAAGCTCTTTGACCTGCAGGTGGCTGGTGCGACGCCAGAGCAGCTCGCCGGCGCCCGCCAGCTGCTGGAGGTGCTGGAGCAGCGCAAGCGCGCCCAGGAAGACCTTCAAGTCACAGCCCAGGCGGCCGCTCATTCTCAGCAGCTGCTGAACGAGGCCCAGTCGGATGTGAGCAGCCTGATCAGCGCGAACCAGGCGCTGCGGGATGAGGTCGAGCTGATCGGCAAGAGCGCCACGGAGAAAGCCGCCCTTGAGCAGGCGCGCATCGCGAACGCGATTGCGGCCAAGGAGGAAGCGCTCGCGATGGCCCAGGTGGCGGGCGGCAGCGCGGCTGAGATCCAGGCACTCGAGCAGCAGATCGCCCTGCTGAAGCAGCGCAGCGTCCTCCTCGGTCAGCGCGGGGTCGCCGAGCAGCTGGCAGAGGATGCCGAGCGGGCGAAGGACTTTGCCATGCAGGTGGGCTCTTCGTTCCAGAGCGCCTTCGAGAACGCGGTGATCGAGGGTGAACGGTTCCGGGACGTGTTGAAAGGCATTGCCAAGGATCTGCTCCGATTGGTCATCCGCAACCAGATCACTGGTCCCTTGGCGCAAGCCATCGGCGGTTTCGACTTTGGCAGCCTCTTCGCAGCGCGCGCCAACGGCGGGCCGGTCTTCGCAGGGGATGGCTACCTGGTGGGTGAACGAGGGCCCGAGCTCTTCGTGCCCAACACGGCCGGTCGCGTCTTGCCCACCGAGGCACTGCGCGGAGGCGGGCGCCCAGACGTGAACATCCAGGTCGTGAACAACACCGGCGTGCAGGCGTCTGCACGGCAGGAGACCTCGCCTGACGGGAGCATTCGCGTGATCCTGGATGCGGTGGCGGGTGACATCCAGGCCGGCGGCCGTGTGGCTGGCGCCATGTCGAGCACCTTTGGCCTCAATCGCGGCGCCGGCACGCCGCGCAGGACGCGATGAGCCTGCCCGAGATCACCTTGCCTGGCGGGCTGCCTTGCTGGCTGGCCGAGGGGCACCAGGGCGAGCTGCAGGACGTGTATGCGCACGTCGGCATGCGCACCGGCCACGACCGTCTGCGCCGCGTCTACACGACGGCGCCCGAGCGGCGGCGCGTCGCGCTGCTGCTGCTGGAGCACCAGGCGCCGATCTTCCATGACTGGTTCGAGCGCGACCTGCTGGCCGGCGAGCGCGAGTTCTCGGCGCACGTGGCAAACGTGGCCGGCGGCCTGGCCTGGTGGCGCGCCCGCTTCGCGGACGACCCGCCCTATGAGGCCGAGCCCCTGCAGGTGGCGGGTGGCATCGGCTGGCGGATCACGGCCACGCTGCTGCTCATGGGCGAGCCGAGCCTGGAGGAGCCCTACACGCCGGACATGATCGCGCGCAATGTGATCCGGCTGCGAGCCTCTGCGGTCGGCACGTCGTTTTCGGTGCTGGAGGCAAATAACGTCATTGGCCTGGCCGCCGGCGTGTTCGATCATCACCTGGAGGCGCACAACGTCATCGGCCTGCAGGGCACGGTTTCCGACCATCGCCTTGAGGCGCACAACGTGGTCGAGCTGGTGGCTGAGGTGAGCTGATGCCGACCGGTGTGCCTGTCCTCTACCCGAGCGGCCTTCCAGGGCCCACGGCAGCCCCGCTCACGCCCACTGAGCGCCGCCTGGCCTCGGAGGTGCCTGGGATGGTGCAGTACCGCGGCATCCAGCGCGACTTCCATGCGCGGCAGCGTGTGCAGTGGATGCTCACGGCCGACCAGGCCGAGACTTGGCAGACCTGGTGGCGCGAGGAGTTGCAGCGCGGCGGCCTGTGGTTCGCCGCGAACTGGCCGCTGTTGCAGGGCCGGGTGGACAACGTCTATCGCTTCGCAGGTCCGCCGACGTGGGACTTCATCCCCGGAGGCCCGAGCGGTCGTGGCATGCGCCGAGTCAGTGCGGTGCTCGAGGTACGTGGGCGCGGCGCATTGCCGCTGTTGTATGGCGACGACCCCATCGTCGAGGGCGTCTACCTCGAGGACCTCTCGGGTGTGGCTGTGGGCGCACCTTTCTCGCTCGTTGGGTCGAATCCCGACGTGGGGCCTTCGCCCTGGACGCTGCAGGCCGGCACCACGGCGATCGTGGGTGTGGACGACGTGGCCGTGTTTCCGACATCGGGCAGCGAATTCGCAGGCACATACCGGGCCAGCACCTTCCCGCACGTCGGACACGCCACCTACAGGCTCGTCAGCGAGCTGCACGGGGACTCCGTCATCTCGTATCGGTTCGTGCCCGACGCGTCGAAGCCGAATGACTACGTCGAGGTGTCGATCGGGCAGTACGACTCCGAGTTCGATGTCCACCAGCTGGTGGTGGTCAGCGTCATCAACTCGGAGGTGACGGATGGGCAGTCCTCCGAGGTGAGTGCCGGCCAGCCGATCCCCCTGTTCGTGTACTTCACTGGCACGCAGGCCGACATCGCTTTCGACATCAGCGGCCCGAGCTTCGGATCCTTCTCCTTCCCTGTGGCCACCTCGGAGCCGCGATCGGGCTACGTCCAGATCAGCGGCAACTCTGCCAGCAGCGAGAACACGGCGCGGTTCTGGAACCTGCTGGTCAACGACGACATCATCTCTGGAGACTGACGCGTGCCCACCTACCTGGACGCACAACACGGCGTGAGCCTCAGCGAGGCCTATGCCGAGGCAGCAGCCGCAGCGCCGGTGCAGCGCGTGATGCTGGCCACCTACGCACTGAGCCATCCCGCATGGGATGCACCGCTCTACATCGTCAACGACTTCGAGCCCTTCACGGCCACGCTGGAGACGGTGCAGGTGGTCGAGTTCATCCCGTGCCCTGTCGAGGTGACCCCGCCTGAGCAAAGCGACGAAGGCAAGGCACCGATGCTCAGCGTGCGCATCGATGGCGTGTCGGGCCACATCGTGCGCCAGCTCGACCTGGCGTCGGGCACGCTGGACAGCATCACGCTCACCGAGCGCATCTATGCCAGCGACGACCCGAGCGCGCCGGCCATCATGCCGCCGCTGGTGCTGGTGCTGCGCAACGTGGAGGCCAGCGAAACCACCGTCTCGGGCCAGGCCTCGTTCGGCGATCCGGCCAACACCGGATTCCCCGGTAAGGACTACTTGAGCCGGGAGTATCCCGGCCTGAGCGCGAGGTGATCATGCACTGGGCCAAAGAGCTGATCGGCCAACCGCACACCCCGCAGCGCAACTGCTGGTGGCTGGTGCGCCATGTGTTCCGCACGCAGCTGGGCATCGAGATGCCACACGTCGATGTCGAGCAGCAGGACACACCCGAGAACGTGGCGGCCATCAAGCGGGCGAGCGAGGCCAGCGGCTGGCGGCCGGCGGCCATGCCGCTGCAGGCCTGGGACATCGTGCTGATGCAGGGCCCAACCGGCCGGCATGTGGGTGTCATGGTGGAGGCCAACGGCCGCCTGGGGCTGCTGCACAACGTGGAGGGGATGGGCGTGTGCTTCCACACGCTCGAGGAGGTCGGGCGTCTCGGCTACAGCCGCTTTGAACCATGGAGGCGTGATGCAGGCGTCTGCACCTGAGGCCGCACTTGAGCTCACAGCGCTGAGCCGCGCCGTCGCCGATGCTTTGTCGGCCACGCTGGTGGTGCGCACCAATCCGCTGCCTGGCGTCCCAGGGGAGCGGATGCGAGTGCGGGCCGGGGGGCTGATCCGTGACCTGGTGCCGGATCATCGGCAGCCGTGGGTGTGTGTGGTGGACGGCCTGCCGCTGAGGCGCGACTACTGGCTGCAGCGGCGCGTTGGGCCCGGGGAGGTCATCGAACTTCACCTCGTGGTGCAGGGCGGCCGGGAGGGGTCGCGCGCCATCCTGCAGATCGTGGCACAGGTCGTGATCGCCTACATCACGGCCGGCATGAGCATGTACTACCAGATCGCCGCGCGTGTTGCGCTGACACTGGCGGCGAACGCGCTGATCAACGAGCTAGTGCCAATTTCTGGCCCCTCATCGGCACTGCCGCAGGGCGCGAGCAGCACGTACAACGTGGCGCTGGCAGGCAACCAGGCGCGGCTTGGTCAGCCCATCCCGGTGATCTATGGCCGCATGCAGGTCTATCCCGACTTCGCGGCCCAGCCCTACCTCGAATACGACGCGACGGTCAACAACCAAGGCGACCAGTACTACTACGCGCTGCTGTGCATTGGCCATGGCAGCTACGAGCTGGAGGCCGTCAACATCGACGATACGTCGATCGACCACTTCCAGGATGTGCAGTACCAGGTCCTCGCGCCCGGTGAGCAGCCGACGCTCGTCAACCCGGCGGTGGTGACGGCCCTGGAGGTGGCGGGGCAGGAGATGCAGAGCGGCCAGTACGTCGGTGCCTTTGCCGCCTGCGGTCCCCGCCGGCGGGCCCAAGCGATCGGCATCGACGTGGTGTTCCCACGCGGCCTGGGCGTGAGCAACAACAACGGCTCCATGTCCAATCGCACCGTGTCCTGGCGGGTGGAGGTGCGCGAGGTCAACGACTTCGGCCGCAGCACATCCCCGTGGTCGATCATCGCGACCGAGAGCCTCACGCTCAACATCGCAGGCCAGGTGCGACGCAGCTACCGCTACGAACTGGACGCGCCAGCGCGGGTGGAGGTGCGCCTGGTGCGCACCGACATCAAGAGCAACGACATCCGGGTGCTGAACGACATCGTGTGGTCGGGGCTGCGGGCCTACCTTGAGGCCGATGCCCCGCTCGCACCGACCGCGACGCATATCGAGCTGCGCATCCGCGCGAGCGAGCAGCTCAGTGGCATGAGCCAGCGCAGGATCTCGACCATCGTCCACCGGCTGGTGCGCACCTGGCATCCGGACACCGGGTGGGGTTCAGAGGTCGCCACGCGCTCGATTGCCTGGGCTCTCGCGGACAAGTGGAGCGACACGATCTATGGCGACGGGCTGCCCGATGACCGCATCGACCTCGAGTCGCTCTACGAGCTCGACCAGGTCTGGGCGGCCCGCCAGGACCGACTGGACATCGTGTTTGACACCCGTATCGATTCCGCCAGCGCCGACCAGGCCATTGCCTCCTGCGGCCGCGCGACGGTGTTTCACCGGCACGGGGTGCGCACGCTGGTGCGCGACCAGCGACAGGACCTGCCCGTCACGGCCTACACCTCGCGCAACATGCTGCCCGGCTCAGCTCGCATCGACTACGTCCAAGCCACCGAGGTTACTGCAGACGGTGTGATCGTCGAGTATTTCGACAACCGGTCTTGGGACTGGGAAGAGGTGGAGTGCCCTGCGCCGGGTGTGATGGAGATGGCCAGGCCGGTGCGGCTGCGGCTGCCGGGCATCACGGGGCGCACGCAGGCTGAGCGCGAGGGCCTGTACCACGCCGCCACAAACGTCTACCGGCGCCGCTTTTCAACATGGCAGACCGAGATGCAGGGCATCTTCGCGACGTTTGGTGCGCCCGTCCTCTTCGCGCCCGTGCTGCAGGCCGACAGCCAGGCCGGCGACGTGGCCTTCTGGGACCCGGACACTTTGACCATGGGCCTGACCGAGCCGGTGGTCTTCGGTGATGCAGACGCCTACATCCGCCTGCTGCGCGACGATGGTGGCGTCACCGACCCCATCCGGGTGACGCCCGGTCCCACGCAATGGGACGTGGTGCTGGACAGCGCGCCAACCATCGATGTGGTCATCGACGACGCGGTGCGTGAGCGCACGAAGTACGTGCTGGGCACGCTCACCCGTGTGCGCCAGCTTGTGCGCATGCTGTCGGTGCGGCCGCAGGGACGCAATGAGCAAGGCGCGCCCACCTACGAGCTGAGCGGTGTCATCGAAGACGACCGCGTGCATGACGTGGACGCGCACCTGCTGCCGGGCCCTGGCGACATTCAAGACCCGGTGGACCCTGGTGAGGACGATGACGGTGGCGGCAGCATCATCCTGGTGAACATCACAGATCAAGTGTTGTCATTCTTTTCGACATCCGGGGGTGGGCCCGGCGAGATCACTTTCCGATACGCCCTGCGCAACGATGGTCGCGCCTACAGGGACACGAGCATTTCCTCCCTGCAGTACATCTCCGGGCAGTGGGCTTTTCCGCAACCGCTTGAACCCAGCCAGGCCGAGCAGTTCGAGGTTCGCGCGACCCTGGTCGGGTCTGTGGGCAGCGGGAGCTTTACAGCCGGCGTGTTTGGCGAATGGGAGCCACTGAGCGCGGATCGCTTTTGGGATTGGACTGCCAGCCCTGGCGAGTTTGAAACCTGGGGCGCAACTGTACTCATCGAGATCCGCGATGCCTCGACGGAGCTGGTACAGGACTCGGCAACGATCAATTTCTCATACACAGCAGGCGGTTTCGGGGAATAACACATGAGCAGCTTCACAGACTTCGGCGAGGCCCTGGTGGCCGACTTCATCCGCGGCCAGGGCTTGAGCCTGACCGCGAACTTCCAGGTGGCCCTCCTCGAGGCGGTCAACGAAGACGGCACCTACACCGAAGTGGCATGGACTGGCTATGACCGTCTGATCGTCGCACGGTCGCTGACGGCCTGGTCAGGCACTCAGGGCGCGGGTACGACGCTGGCCAGCACCGGCTCGAGCCACCAGACCAGCAACAACGCCGCGTTCGACTTCGGCACGGTTGGCAGCGGCGGCAGCGCGACGATCACGCACGTCGGCCTGTTCCTCGACGACAGCAACGATGACCTGTTCTGCTTCGCGCAGCTCCAGACACCGCTGGAGGTGGGAGAGAGTGACCCGGTGAGCTTCGGTGCAGGTGCGGTGGCCTTCACGCTGGGCCTCACAGGCGGGCTGTCTGACTACCTGTCGAACCGCCTAATCGACCTGATCTGGCGCGCCCATGCCTTCAGCATGCCGGCGAACGGCCATCACAGCTTGTTCACCACCGCGCCAACAAATGCGGGCGGTGGATCAGAGGTGGCCGGTGGCGGGTATGCCCGCGTGTCGGTCCCGTTCAACTCGGCGAACTGGAACCGCACCGACGGCCCGCTGCAGAACGCCAACACGATCCTCTACGCGAACCCGACAGCCAGCTGGGGCACGGTGCTGGCCACCGGCATCCATGACGCTGCCAGCGGCGGGAACCTGCTCTTCTGGCAAGCACTGGTGACGCCGAAGTCGATCGCAGCCGGCGCCTCTGCGCCGCGCTTCTCGGCAGGACAGCGCTCGGTCGAGGTGCAGTGATGACCGATGATTTCGGCAACGAGGTCCCGCCTCGCCGCCGGGCCAGTGACACCGACTGGGGCGAGCTGTGCGAGCGCGTCGACGAGATGGACCGCCGGCTGCAGGTGAACACGGAGGCCACGCAACGCGTGGAGGCCAACACGGCTGAGCTTGTGGACGCCTTTCGCAACCTCAAGGGCTTCTTTAGCGTGCTGGACTACCTGGGCAAGCTGGCCAAGCCGTTGGGCTGGGTGCTCGCCGCTGGCACTGCTGGGGTGCTGTTCTGGGACCGATTCAAGGCCGCGCTCGCGGCGCTTTTCAGGGGGTGATCCATGCGCATCTCTGACCTCATCACCAGCCGCGGCGATGGCAGCTTGTCGCTCACGAAGCTCGCGGCTTCGACGGCGCACTTTCTCTTCGCGTGCGCCTTCCTGCGGTTCCAGCTGCTGGACCCTGTGGCCACGTTCGACGCCGTGCTCTGGGCCACCTACGGGGGCTTCGCCATTGCCCACGCGACCTACGACAAGACCATGGCCGTCGTGAAAGACCTCAAGGACCGTGAAAGGACCGAACCATGAAACGCTTGATCCTCACCCTGTCCCTGGTGCTGCCGTTGGCTGCACAGGCTTTCGACTGCTGGCCCCGCCCGGTGGGCGCCGGCACCGCTCTCCACGTTTCACAGCGAGACGGCATGCTGGGCGCCGTGTGGTGGTGCGACAAGACCACCCACTGGGCGCCGCAGGTCCTCGTGGGCACGATGACGCCGGCTGAGGCCTACCAGGCGGCCGCGCAGCTGTCGGCCGCGCCCGACTTCGACCAAGCCGCCCGGGCGATGCTCAAGGCCAACCAGCAGCCGCTCACTGAGGCGCTGGATGTGTTCCGCGTGTCGATCTACTGGGACCACGTGCAGCACAAGCCGACAGATCCCGTCTTCGCGGTGGCCACGAACTCGACGCGCCCGACGCGCCCGGCCTATGCGGTGGTGGACGGCGCCCGCACCACGCGACAGGACGGCACGGCTGCCGTCAATGCGCCGTGCCAGTGCAGCCGACTGTCCTTCATCGAGGGCCGGTCGGTGTACTGCGCGTTCGACACCACGCCACGCGTGGCCATTTGCTCGCGGCGATGACACACCCCGACTTCGACATGGCCGGCCCGGTGGCACTGCGCATCGCCGCGTGCTCCCACATGCGCGAGGCCGATCCGCTCAAGGGCCTGCCGAGCCTGATCGTCGAGGCGATGCGCCGGCGCGTGCAGTCAGAGGCTGAGCGAGCCATCGAGATGCACAACGAGGCGTTTCCGCGTCGACCGTACCAGCTTCAGCGAGGGTGAACATGATCTCGGTCGAATCACTCATTCGCGCCGGCGTCGGCCCGACGCAGGCGCGCCATTTCGCCGAGCCGCTCAAGGCAGCCTGCGCGCTGTTTGCCATCGACACACCCGGGCGCGTGGCTGCATTCCTCGGGCAGATCCGCGTCGAGTCGCTGAACTTCACGGCCCTCGAGGAGAACCTCAACTACCGCAGCGCCGATCGCATCCTGCAGGTGTTCAAGCGACTGCGACCGATCGGCCTCGATGGCGCGTCGCGCCTGGTGCGCAACCCGCAGGCGCTGGCCAACAAGGCCTACGCCGGCATCAACGGTAATGGTGACGAGGCCAGCGGGGACGGCTGGCGTTACCGCGGGCGCGGCCTGAAGCAACTCACTGG